TACTAATACTGTTGGGGTTGAGCTTGGTGCAACAGGATATGGTGCTTTTTGTCGTGACGCTAATAAAGTTGCTATATTCAACCGTAAAACGAATGACGGGACAATTTTAGATATACAAAAAGACGGCACCACGGTTGGGATTGTTGGGGTTGATAGCGGCGACCAGCTATTTATTAGCCGTGCCGCAGGTTCTCAGGGTATCAAGTTTAAAAACGGTGGCGCTATACCCTGCAACGCAAATGGTTCTGATAGCGACAACGATCAAGATTTAGGAATTTCGAGTGTACGCTGGGATGACGTATACGCCACCAACGGCACAATCCAAACATCTGACCGCAACGAGAAGCAAGACATTGCAGAGCTATCTGACGCAGAGCAACGTGTAGCTGTAGCTGCTAAAGGCTTGATGCGTAAGTTCCGCTGGAAGGATGCAGTAGAGGCTAAAGGTGATGAAGCCAGAACACACTTTGGTATCATTGCACAGGATCTACAAGCAGCATTTGCGGCTGAAGGATTAGACGCTGGTGACTACGCCATGTTTATCTCAAGCACATGGACTGACGAAGAAACTGGCGAAGAAAGAACTAGAATGGGCGTAAGATACAGTGAACTTCTCGCCTTTATTATTGCAGCTATATAGGAGTTTATCATGGCTATTACTTACACTTGGACTATTCCAACCCTTGAGCGTCACACATCAGATGGTGGCGTTTACATTGCACATTGGCGCTGCACAGGCGTTGATGACGATGGCAACTCAGCAAGCTCATATGGCACTTGTGGCTTAACCTACGATGCCTCTGCGTCTGACTTCACACCGTATGACGATATTACTGAGGCTCAAGCTCAAGGCTGGGTCTGGGGTCATGTATCACAAGCTGATACTGAAGCTGCTATTGCTTCTAAGATTGATGCGATAGCTAATCCAACCACTGCCGCAGGAACACCTTGGGCAGCATAACCTGAAAGGAGATCAATATGACTGAAGACAAAAAGGTCATTACGATTGACGAAGTAGAATACACTGAGGATCAATTATCAGACGAGGCAAAGACTTGTATAAATCATATAGGTTCTTTGGATCAAAAGATTGCTAGTGCTCAGTTTAATTTAATGCAACTTCAAGGAGGTCGTGAGTTCTTCATGGCTAAGCTGAAAGAAAACTTAGAGTAAAGACAATGGATAAACGCACTGTATCATCTGCTCACACACGTATCGATGGATTGGAGAAGGAAGTCGTGGCTATAAAAACCGAGATGGAAATTCAATTCAAAGATTTGTTTAACAGAGTTAAGCGCCTTGAGGCTGTTGTGATTGCAACCAGTGCGTTTATCATCGCGCTTCTTCTTCGCATGAATATGATGGGGTAAGTTATGTTAGCTGAGTTAGCGGCTGCTAATGCAGCTTACGCTACAATATCTAAATTTATAGCTAACGGAAAAGAAGTCTCTGACTTGCTTTCACCACTTAAATCATTGGTGGGTGCAGAAGAAGAGTTAAGAGCTAGGGGCAACCGAAAAAAAGATGGATTGTTTTCTAAAATCATGGGCAAATCTGCTGATGACTTCGATGAGTTTATGGCTCTTGAGCAGATGGCAGAGAAGCGCAAGGAATTAGAAAGCCTTTGTCGCTTATACGCAAAGCCCGGCACTTGGGATAAGTTTATTGACTTTGAAGCTAAGATGCGAGTTCAGCGCAAGAAGGAAGCTGAGCAGCGCCAGAAACAAATAGCAGCTACAATTAAATATATATCTTGGGGATTGATTGCTACTCTAAGCATTGGTGGCTTTGCTGTTTTGTATTTTCTGACTGAGTTTTTGAAAGGAATGAAATGACAATAGCTATGGAAAAGATATTGGCTTGGAAGCTAATGCCAAGACTTATGATGCTTGTTATGACTGTCATGTATATCCGCGTCATAGAATGGTTTATGTCTTTGCCGCAGGATGTGGTAAGCACACAAGCAACAGCGCTCACAGCGACCGTTACAGGCGCTCTCACGGGCGCTTTTGCAGTATGGGTAGGGCATGAGAAATGATTGGTCAGATTATAGGTGCAGTTGGTGGTTTAGCCACCAGTTATTTAGACGGTAAGACTGCAATCCAGAAGGCTAATGCGGAGATCAAACTTAAGCAAGCTACTGGTGAGATGGACTGGGAGCAGTCAGCAATAGAAGCATCGAAGGATTCTTGGAAAGATGAGCTATGGACTATAGTTTTTGTAGCTATTCTTTGCATGAATTTCATTCCTTCTATGCAGGATGTAATGGCAAGGGGCTTTGCTAACTTAGAAACCACACCTCTCTGGGTGCAGTGGGGAATGTATGCTTCAATAGCAGCAAGCTTTGGCATACGAACCATGAAGGGATTAAAGAAATGAGTGAGTTTAAATTAAGCAGACGTAGCCTTGATAAGTTAGAAGGCGTTGATGAGCGTTTAGTTTCTGTAGTTAAGATGGCTATTACTTTAACCAAAACTGACTTTGGTGTTATTCAAGGCATGAGAACTGTAGAGCAGCAGAAAGAATTAGTCGCTAAAGGCGCTAGTCAAACCATGAAGTCAAAGCATCTGGATGGTTTGGCTGTTGATTTAATGGCTTATATTAATGGGCGTGGATCTTGGGAGTTGAATTTATATGATGACTTGGCTGATGCAATGGGAGAAGCAGCCAGTCTTGTTGGTTGTCGTGTGCGTTGGGGTGCTGCTTGGCATATTGATAGCATTGCTGATTGGGACGGAACTGCTGAAGAAGCGATGAATGCTTATGTTGATAGACGCAGAGAGCAGGGTAGAAGGCCATTCATTGATGGCCCTCATTTTGAGCTAATGCTTTAGCCTTATTAATTTTATCTGAGTGACGAGATAAAGTCTTTATAGTTAACTGGCGACTGTATCCCATGAAGGACATGCGTCTGCATATAGAGTCTTTGTCTTTGCCTTCTAGGGCTAGTCTGATTATTTCTCTTGTTTCTGGTTTGGCATCTTTGCCGCCCATATAATAATCAGTATTGTTTTGTTTTAAGAATCGGCTTTGTCCGTCTCTTTCCCTAGCTCTTTTATTAACTTGCTTTGCGTCCTCAAGCATCGCGGCTAGTAATTGTTCTTCCGTCATATGTGATAGCCCTCTTTTCTTAGTTTGTTTACGAATTGGTTTAGTTCAGAACGTGCTGCCCATAGATCTTGTTTTACATTTGGGTGTGGATCAGTTCTGTTTTCTTCATCAATTAGCGTATCAACTCTGCGCTTGAGGAAGTCTAATTCTACTTCATGTGCGCGGTGTATCTTCATTGCTTTCTTCCTTGCTCTATAACAGGCCAGAATATTTTATTGCGATGAATGAAATTATTGAGGCCAGATAGTTTTACGTCAAGTATTTTTGCTGCTTCTGTTTGAGTGCAGCGAGATTGCGCCAATGCTTTTACTAGCTGTAGTTTTTCTCGCTTGTGACGTTGCGTCATTTCTTCCCATGTTTCCATGTTATTTCCTTTGAGTAAAAAAAAGCCCCGCTATGCAGAGTGATCTGACTAAGCGAGGCAGTTGTGAGGGAGGGCAGGACGCTCCTCGGGAGAACTAAGCTTAGCTTAGAACGGAATGCTATTTTCTTGCAATGGGGAAGATGCAGGCTGTTGGCCTTGCTGCTTGTCGCTTATTTGAAAAGACATATAAGGTTTACCATCTTTCATGCGTCTCCACCCAGCAATCCGTTTGTCTTCACCAACTGGTCCAGAGTAATCGGGTGCTGCATCATTGCCTTTCTTGTCGTTGTCAAACATTACGGCCATCTTCTGATAGACCTCGACAATGCCACGACCGTCTTTGGTCTGGTCTTTGACAAGAACTACTTTTGAATCTACGCCCTCAACGTTGACCTTGCCTTGCAAGATCATCTGTTGCGTTGGGAATGGTGTAAAGGCTGCGCCTCTGTTTGTGTCGTCATATTCTGCCATGCTTCTGGCTCCTGTGTTATGTGGCTACCAGCCACTGCTCTTGTTTCCACTGTCTTGATCGTACTTATTGCCATCCATCTTACCTAAGAAGATGTCAGCATCACAGCCAATGTGCGACAGTGCTTTGGTTAGGCCATCAGTGATAGCCATCTTCGGTGCATCTTCAGCCATAC